CTTTGGCATTCTACCCAAGTGAGGCGTAAATCAACCTTTGAATGATAAAGGTATATTGTTGTCTAGTAATGTTTGTATGTTTCATACTATAGTTTACCTGCGATTATGTAAAACGTTAGTTCGCTAAATTGGTGTGTTTTTAAGATTTAGGACACGCTAAGGACACAAAATACCAAGTCTGTTCTACGCTTTATATTAGCTAGTTTATAGCTATGTTTTCCCAGTTAAACGGCTTGTTGTAAGCCGTTTTAAGACACGCAAATTGCATAGTGGAGTATTTACACATGAAAAAAGACCCCTCCTGCCTAAGCAAGAGGGGTTACAAGTCTAGTCTTGCACTCTTCCGAGCAGCTTTAGACGTGTTACTTAATGCAATGAAGTCAATCGACCGGCTTCATCTGTGTCAACCTGCACCGTACTGTCAGCCTGGACAGAACCGTCTGCATTGACTGCGTAAGCGTGGTTATTGTGGACATGAACTCCAGCGGGAAGCAGGTTGCCATTCTCGGAAGCAAGGTACTTCTTGCCTTCTGCGTCAAAGATACCCGTTGCCATGCGTCCGTCATTGGCAAAGTAGTAGTCATAGCTTCCAATGTGTTGCATACCTGTCAGCATGGCACATTCTTGCGGTCCTTCATCCTGGCAAAGATAGAACCAGTCTGTACCGTCAAAGAACCAACCTGTGACTGCATATCCTCGTGCGTCAAAGTAGTACCAGGAACCGTTGATGAACGCCCACTGGCTGTAATAGTAAGAGCTTGGACTAGTTGCATACCACCAACCTGTTGCGTTCTTGACCCAGTGTGGCTCAAAGTTAGACTCACCCTGGGCAAGCTGTTCCCACTCTGTGTAAGTGAGCTTTGCCACGTCCAGGTCAACGGTACCGCCCGCGCTGGAATACTGCCAAATGGTCCAATCACCCCATACGCCCGTGTTATAGATCATGTCAGGCAATTCCCATGAGAAACGGTTGTCAGGGTATCCAGCAATCCACAAGCGAGACACATCAGCACAAGACGCTACCTGTGAGCGTCCAGCGGGGTAGGTGTACACAACAGGATAGATGCCCGTCTTAGCGTAGACACGGTCAACGAACTGCCTTGCCCATACTGTTGAGCCCCAAGCGTCATTGTCTCCATTTTCCCAGTCCAGGCACAGAAGAGCCTTACCAATGTAGGCAGAGACACACGCCACAAATGCGTCAGCTTCTGCTACAGGTGAGCCACCTTCTGCGTAGTGGTAGACACCAATGAGTTTACCGTCTGCCAAAGCTCGCTGAAGTTGTGCGGTCATGTAGCGGTTCATTGGCTGGGTGCCCTGGGTAGCCTTTGCGATGACAAAGTCAGAACCATTGTAAGCAGTTTCGACATTAGGGTGCGAGTATGTCGTACCCAATGCCTGATAACCGCTTACATCAATGCCCCTAAGCATTGTTTACCTCTTCTTTTGTTGGCTCTTCTTTTGGCTCTTCTTTTGGTTGTGTATTAGTTGGTTCAGCGTTGCCTGTCATGTAGCTTGCAGGACGCTCAGAAGGCTGTACATACGTCATTGCACGTGCAGAATCGCTTAGCCCCTTAGTTGTTGGGTCAACGGTTACGCCAATTGCACCCAAGACCGCAACAACTACAGTGCCAATCAAGTACGGATTGCTGATGAACTTCACGAACACATCAGCAAGGCTACCCCAAGTAGTCAAGTCAGAGTAAGCCAGTCCCAAGTAGGCAAGGATTGGGCTCATGACGATTCCGAACATTCCCAGCCACCAAGCTGGATTGTGTAGTCTTACTTTCCAGTTAATCATTTCTGCTCCTTTACTTCTCAAGCTTTGTAATGCGTGAGTCTAGGTTCTTGACATCTGTCTTGACCTCTGCGAGGTCTGTTGCTGCTTTTTTTGAGACTTCATCCGCCCTTCGCGCCACAATCCCAACAACGGAAAGCTCAGCAGTGTGCTGTGTGAGTGTTGCAGTCAAGTCAGAGAGAGATTGCTGGTACTTGCCCAGTTGCTCGTTCATGACTTGTTGGCGTGTCTCTAAGCGTGTGAGGGTGTTGGTGATGGCGCTCTTCCATGCGTCTTCCTTCTCTTTGTCCTCTCTACTGGCACGCTGCCAGTTCGAGATAGCAACAAGACCGCCCAAGAACGCACCCACAATGGAGATGAAGAAGGAAACCATTTCAGCTGTAATGTTCATAACCTCACCTCCTAGTGCCTTACCGTGTATGTGAGAGAACCTTCACGCCAGGCGTTTGAGACTTTTCCACCCATATCCTGCAGGTAGATGTTCCCGTCAGGTCTTGCTGAGATGGCAGTGATAACGTCAGCATGTCCAGGACAAATACCAGACATATATACGATTGACTCATTACCGTCTGTAGCTGAGTTGTACTTCTCATGATCTACCAGAGGAGGTCTTGAGTTTTCTGGAAGCGTAAATGGGCAACGGACAGCGTCGTAAGAAATATTGTTAGCCAACCAACCTCGAACCTTAATGGTTACAGAATCGCCTGTACGGTAGATGTGCCAGAAGTTGTTGTAGCTGCCTTGTGGTTGCAGGTAGATTACGTCAAAGTCAGTGTCAGACTGCTTTTTGTCATCTCCAAGAACATTGATAGTAGGCAGCAGAGATACGGGCTCACCAACAGTAATGCCGTTGATTGGTAGACGGTAGAGGGGCATGCAAGCTGTAGTAGAACCGGAGAGAATGTCACCCTTAACGTAGGTTGGGTCTACCGGATTACCTTGATTGGTTGGCGTGCCCTGAATAACCTCACAGGTGAACTTCTCTACACCGCCAACCTGCTTAGAATACTTCAGTACGACCAAGTCATTGCGTTTGTATCCGGCACGACCATTAGCAACGTTAAGCTCAAAAGGCTCCTCATTTGTCACCATACGAGCGTCAAAAAGCACGTCACCTGTGTCAATACGGACCCTGTTGGCAGTCTGCATGGCAGCCTTGATTTGGTTCTGTGTCTGCAAAATGCCACGCACAGAGCCAGCAACACCAGCAATCAGTCTGCCAATCTGTGGTGCTGTAATGTGGTCCTTACCTTGGAATGAAATAACACCATCGAAAGCCATTTAGCCCTCCTTCACCATGAATTGAGCGAACTCTTCATCACGTTTGCGTGCGAGCTCACGATACTTTGCAGCACAGTCAGGACAGAGAAGGTAACTCTGCTGTACGCCGTCTGCGGATACTCTGCTTATGCTTTTCCATTGCGATGTTGCAAAGTCACTTTCAAGTAGAAAGGCTTCTTTCTTGCATCTATCGCATTGAAAGCGTGCAAAGCCACTTGTTTTTGCCATTAAGCTGTCCTTTCCCATTTGAAGCAGCCAAGAGAAGGTAGTTGTTGCCATCTACCTCCGTAGTTTGATTGCGGGTTAACAAATGAAGTTGTTTCAATGACCGAGCCAACAGGAAAAGATGGCGTAGTTGCACCGCCTTGAGTCGCTCCCTGGACGTTAATAGTCACGTCACTAGATCCGTCAAATGAAGCTGTACCACTTACAGAGCCAACTAGCTTGATTGTTCGTGGCTGTGAGAGTTTCTTTGCAGCGTTAGCGTCACCACCGGGGGTAGATGCGCCAGCGTATGGGTGCGTGTGGCTTGTAGGGGCTGCGCCAACCTCTTGCGCTGTATATGTTGGCTTTGCAGGAAGCTTTACTGTGTGCGTCTGAGCGTCTGTGACGTGTCCTAAAGCGTCAACATTGACCGTTGCGCCTAATTGCACAACGTCACCCCAAGAAGCGTCTACGTTGCTCTCAGAGCCGTATGTGCCAGCGGTCACACCGGATGGCTCATGAGCAAGAGCAACAGTTCCTCCTGTGCGCTGAGCCTTGAGTGGTGTTGTTGCGGTAACTTCTGCCACTTTAGAGTCAACCTGCAGCGTTGCTCTGCCAATCTCACTGGCTGAATCTGTTGCGACTTTGCGTGCTTCATTTACCTTGTTCTCAAGGCTCTTGAAGTCTGCTCTTGATACTTCTGCAGAGATAGTGCGCCCTGCAATGGAAATACCCGTGCCGGCTGTGTATGAGCTTGACACTGCGCCTGAGCCTGTAGAAGAGCCATGCTCAGCGGTACCAGATGAAGAAGTGTTACTAGCGGTACCGCCAACCTTGTAGCTAATGCTTACTTGGGTATCAGTGACAATGATGACCTTAGTGCCAACGGTTGCTGTGACGTGTAAGCCAGTGACAGGATCTATGCCAGGGACGATGTCTCCAATTCCGAACTCTTCATCGTCATCCAGTGTGACGTTAATTGAATCAGCAGCTTGATACTCTTTGAGCTTCTTAGGACCGTCTTTCTCAAGCTCTTCACGGCTTGCATTAGTGTAGTTGTAGGTGGTTGTACGCTCGTCAATGCCAAAGAGCGTCTGTGTGGTAGAGATATTGCCACGCTCGTCTGCGTAGAAATGCAGCACAATACGATTCTTAAGCTCACCAGAGCCAAGGCAAATAAGATGGTTGTAAGGTCTTATAACTCTCTTAATAGTTACGTCAGAATGTTCTGCGTCTGCACCATCAGTCCAGTCTGTAATAGGCTTCACCGAAAGTACAATCATGCGCTCAATGGAGTTGTATTCGATGTTGAGACGCGATGAAGAATCAGCCAGCATCTTTCTGATGCCCGTCCAAGCATCACAATACCTGTCGAAGGTGTATTTGACGGTAATGCCAGAGGTATCTTCTGAGACTTTGAACTGGTTGGCAAGTCCCAGACGCTGAACAAGCTGCTTTAGAACCCCGTGAGCTTCTCCACGCACACTGAGATAGTCTTCACCACTCGGTGGCTCAAGGACCTTGTCTCTGATAATTCCTTGCCATGATCTACCAATGTACTTAATTGTGTTGTTGCCTGAGTTAGACTCTCGTGCGTCAACCACACCGCCCCACTCAGTGCCTTCAACATATACGTATGCGCCATCATCAAGACGCTGCTCAGAGTCAATGTCGAGCGTGAGCTCAAAGTCATTGCCAGTGTCTCCATATTCCAGGTCAAGGCGTGCTCCCTTCAGCACGCCAATATCGAGATGTGTTGCGTCTGTGTAGCTAATGTCTGGCATTATGCACTCACCTCACTAGGTACGCTCTGAGTGCTTACTGCCCTTGGTGTACGAGTCTCACCCTGTGGCTGCTCTTTTTCATATGGAGGTGTAGAGCGCGTCTCATAGAGCGTGAGGTCAAAGTCGAATGTGTTATCCCATGTGATGTCATCAGTGCCCGGCTTGATTGGCTCGAAGAGGTAAGAGCCGGAGCCGTGAGCCCCGCGCTCTCGGAACTTATAGACGTTCTCACAGGTGCCGTTATCCTGCACCACAACAGCGGTCTTACTCTGAGAATCAACCTCAAGATATGCACCAGCTGCAATAGTGGTGTTGACCTTGTGCAGGTTCTCACCAATTCTGATGTATGGGTTTGTTGCAGGACCATAGACACGCCAGAGCCAAGGAGAAGCACTCTTAGAAGGGTTAGTAAATGACTTAGCGGGCTTACCCTGGACAAGGTCAAAGGGGAAGTCTCTTGGGAAGTCAGGCTTAATACCTGCAACAGCACCGGCGGTCTCATGCTCAAAGTAGAGCGTTGTTGCCTTAAACCATGTAGGATCTTCGACAAGAAGCGTTAAAACGAACTCTGCGAACTTGTCAGAGAGCCAGTAGTTTGTTGGAGCACCGCCAATAATGTAGCAACGGATACCCCATGAGCCTACTGTGAGCGTTCCTGGGGTGCGGTTTAAGATATCTTTCTCGCCAAGCTCAATAATCTTATTACGCAGCTCTAAGCCTTCTTCATCACTTCCCGCTGCAATGCCAACAGGGAACTTGATTGTTTTGGGCTTGTGGTCACGCCGTCTAAATGATGTAATTCTGCTTGAGTTCTTGCCTGATGTGTAAGACCACATCCAGTCTCTGAGTTCATGCTCCATGTAGTGGAGGGACTTGTCAGCCCCTCCAAACTCCATGTACTTACTACCATCAGAGGTTGTGTATCTAATATCTGTGCGCATTATGCGCTCACCTCTCTTACCATGCGACCAAATTCACGGTTATTCACGTCAACTCTTACAGGCTTGCCGTATGCGTCCTCAATGCGCTTAGTCATGACATCCATCTGTGCTGAGAGATCTGCAATGGCTTGGTTGGTATCTGCGTAGATGCCATTAGCCACAAGGGACGCTGTCATATCCATTTGTTTGTTAATAGGAACATTGAGTGCATAGCCATCTACGCCACTCTGAGCAGCTTCTGCAAGGTCTTGTGCTGCCTTGTAAACGTCTCGCTTACCGCCAGCAATACCAACAACAAAGCCGTCAACCGTGTAGCCACCAAGACCAGCCATAACGCGTGATGGCGAGTGAATGCCAAGAAGTGCCTTAACTGCACCGACAACGCCGTTAAAGACTCCACAGACTTGGTCTACTACCCAACCAGCAAGACCAGACACACCATTTACAAAGCCTTGGATGAATGCACGTCCCGCGCTACCGAGGTCAAAGCTTGTGATGGCGTTTTTGGCTTGGTTGAGCAGGTTTCCGACTGCCCCAAGCAAGCTGCCAATAATTTGCGGGACTGCTGCGACAATGGCTGTAAAGAGCGTTACTGCTGCACCAAGTAGCATTCCAATGAATGTTGGAAGATTGGAGACAACGGTGCCAATGAGGTTGCCAACGTTGCCAATGAGTCCTGGAAGAATTACGGGGATAGCGTTCACGATTGCCACAAAGAGGTCCACTGCAGCTGAGAGCAATGTTCCAACAAAGCCAGGAAGTCCTGTGATGAATACATCAATAATTTGCGGTAATGCTGCTGCCAGCGTTGGAATGATTGCTACAACGCCATCAACGAGAGCCATAAACAGCCCTTGCGCTGCTTCAAAGAGAGCCGGAGCATTAGCAACAAAGCCGTCCACTAGACCTTGCAGGATCTGTGGAGCTGCTTCAGCAAGCTGTCCTGCAACTTCAGTGAGTGCTTGCAGGATAAAAGTGAACGCCTGCATTGCTCCTGCCATGAGAGAAGGCGCAGAAGCCACGAGAATGTCACAGATTGCGCCGGCTGCAGCTCCAACTGCTTCCAGTAGTCCTGGAGCAATTTGCTGCCACGCTGCGCCCATCTGTCCAAAGAGAACCTCAAAGGCGTGTGCCAGCGTAGGACCTGCAGAAGCAAGACCAGAAGCCACCTGTGGAAGAACTGAGCTGATTTGAGATGCAAGTCCGGGGATAGTATCAGCAATACCAACAATATTGCTTGCAATGTTTGCTGCTGCCTGTGTGATGTCTCCACCCATAGCAACAAAGGCTGTACCAGCCACTGCTGCAGCAATTGAAAGCACGCCAAGCACCACAGTTGCGCTGCCAAAGCCAGAAGCAAGGCTTGCGACCATACCCATAGCTGGCTGTACCGCTCCTAGAAGCTTAGGTCCTAAGCCCGTGAGTGCAGGTCCTAGAACGCCCGCAATGGCATTACCAACGCCACCAAGCTTGGTAGCAATAGGAGCAGCGAAAGCAGAGACTGCACTTCCTGCCTTAGAGAGAGCGGAAGTGACAGGGCTCATGAATTGAGCCACATTACCGCCGACAGTTGCCAGCACGCCCTGCGCGTTTCTCGCAATGGATGTGAGATGTAGCGTTGCAGTCGCTGCCATACTCTTAAATGTAGACTGTGCAGCAGAAACAATGGATGTGAGCTTAGCGGTAATGGGGTTGTTGAGACCGCTGAAAGCCTTTACAAGCTTGTTTCTGAACTCCCAAGCATAAAGAATTGCTGTCTCCAGCTTGTCCTGGACGGTTGCAGCGATTGCGCCAAAGAAAGACTTAAAGCCCGTACTTAGACCTGCAACAGTTGAGAGTGTGCCAGGAATCATTCCCTTGATGACTGTTAGACCATTTGCAACCGCGTTAGAAGCCTTGGAGAACGCTCCTAACATCTTGCCAGCTGTCTCCATTGACTTGCCAATGACAAGAAGAGAAGGACCAGTGCCCGCAAGCATGCCAATAGACCGTGCAATGGTCTGAATGTCTGAAGCTGACATCTGATTGATTGCGTTAGCTGCATTAGTTGCCATAGCAGCGAGAGCTTCCATACCACGCTCAAAAAGTGGCATAAGCGACTCAACAAGCTTCTGAATTGGGTCTATCAGCTTTGAGAGCGCGTCTGTCATCTTCTTGTAGCCATCAGTCTGATACATCTTCATGATGGTTGCAGTTGCTGCGTCTTTAAGGTTTGAGAGCACGCCAGTAAGTGTCCTGGATTGCTTAATCATGAGCCCGCCAAAGTCACCCTGCATACCAGCTCTGATTGCTGCAATGGCTACATCAGCACTAACTGCACGCTTGGTAACCATATCCATTGCGCCAGCGACATTTGTGTGCAAAGCCTTTGCGAGGTAGTCCCACGCAGGAATACCAACTTCAGTAAGCTGCATCATCTCCTGTGAAGCTGCAACGCCTTTGCCGTGCATCTGACCAAGTGCGCGAGTGATAGCGTCAATTCCTTGCTGACCAGCACCAAGAGCTGCAGTTGCATTACCAACATCTGTAAGCATAGGGATGACATCATCAGCTGCAAAGCCATAAGCGAGCATTTGCTGAGTTGCCTTGTTAAGTCCTGCCATCTCAAATGGCGTGGTCTTAGCAAACTCAACAAGATCAGAAATCATCTTCTTGGCACGCTCAGGACCAAGCATGGTATTAAAGGCAATGTCTACTTGCTCAGCATTTGCTGCAGTTTGACTTGCCCACTGGGCAGCCTTGACACCTGCAATAGCAAGAGGAGCGGTAATTGCAGCGGTAAGCACAGTACCCGCTTTTGAAAAGCCACTGCCAAGGCTTGAAATTGCCTTAGAAGTCGTATCAGTTAGCTTGGAAACTTCGCTGGCGAACTTGGAAGAGTCACCTAAAATCTCAATGACTACTTTTCCATCTGCCAAATTGACCTCCTAGAATTAGAAGTTACGGAGTGCCATCTCCCGTAATTCATCTTCTGTTGGAGGTAACGCCCAAGCTTGAGCACGCCTAGCATGAGCACGCTCTTCTTCCTTTGTGGTGTCTCCTTCAAGCGGGCTTCTTGCAGCCACTGCTTGCCCTGTGAGCGTGTCTGGCGTGGCAAGTAGTGCCAGATATAGATTGATGAAGGTATACCAGTGAAGCTGCGTGGCTTTGCTTGTGAGATCTATTGAGTACATACGCATGAAGTCGGCAGTCACAATGCCAGCGTCATAATGCCAATCAAAATTCTTCTTTCTGTAGTACTGGATGCGCTTGTATTGCTCACCGTAGGTGATAGTGTCAAATGCCCCTGCTGCCCACTCAGACGCTGCTTGAAGAGCTTCTACTGGATACTTCGACACTTGGTCTGGCAGCACTCCCTTTTGAGCGTAGAAAAGGTTTAGTGTCCTTGCATTAGCAACAGCACTATTGTCTGTATCCATCGTCATGTAGATGAGCGATGTTCTAAAGCCACTCTTAATGGGTACAGATACTCCCGCCACATCAACTATGACGGGAGCACCCTTGATAACCGAGTCTAGAAACATGGATTACTCGTCCATGCTGGAGTTCTCTTGCGTGATAAGCTCAGAGACCTTAGACACAGCGTCGCTTGCTGAATAGACCTCTGTCAGAATCGAGATAATCTTCATCAAGCGGTAGATGTTGAGCCTGTTTGCCTTACCAATAAGCTCCTCTGCAGCTTCCTCACCAAGCGCAAAAGCAACGATATTATGTGCTTCATCTGCAAGGGTTGTGAGGTTGTCCATTACCTCATCATTTGTGAGCCCTGTAAACGATGACAGACGTTTTGCCCAGGAGTTAGCTTCTACAACAAATGTGATGTTGCCTAGATCCACATCATAGGTCTTGCCCTCAATCTTCACCTTTGCTGTTGGTGCGCCATCAAGCTTGTAATTCTTCAATGCCATAAGTGTTCCTCTCTATGGGTTTACCTTGGCTCATATCTTGTGCCACGGGTAACGCCAAATAAAAAAGCACCCAGCGTATGCCAGGTGCTTCCCCAGAGAGGAGAGGAATGGGGACTATGTCTATGCAGCTTTAGTAAAAGCTGCAGTGTCATAGTTGAAGGTGCCGTACTCGTACTCATCGGTAATTGCGACCTTAAAGGCAATCTTGATTGGTGCAATGTCAGAGCCAGAGAATGGCGAAACATTCAGCGTTGCCTTTGCGTGCTTAGCAACAAGTGCGGTCTTCTCACAAGCCTTGCCTGCCTTGAAGTCATATCCACAAGTGCGGACATACTCAACAGGTACGTCTAGAACATCCTCATAGCTTGCAAGAATCTTCTGGATACCGCCAGGACCCATTGCGTCAACCTCAAAACTGAAGGTGTCAGTCTTGCCTAGGTTGTACTTAGGCTGAGTCTTACGATCAATATAGGTTGGCTCATAAGACTTGGCTTCACGCTCTGGGTCTGCCTTAGTGGTCTCAGTAACACGGATGAAGTTCGTCTGTCCAGGGAACTTAATCCAGTGCTGAATTTCATAGATAGAGACAGGTGTACGCTGTGTTTCTGTTGGCTGTACGACAGCTGGTGATTCTGGCATAATGCCTTCCTTTCTTTAAGGGTTAAACCCTGTACTTGATTTGGGCGATAAGCTGGTAAGTTGCGACTCCATCCTCGCCAACACTGAAGGGAGATGGCAGTGTGGTGACATCGTGGGCGTATACAACAACGCCCTCTGGTGCACCACCGTCTTCAATGGCAGCTTGGACTTTACGCAGCATGGCAAGACCGTCAATGCGCTCCTGCTCGTCTAGTGGTCGTGTCTGCAGATATACCTCATAAGGGAACTGCTTAATACCGCCACCAGAGCAATAATGAAGCACCCAAGGCTCACCCGGAGCAGCTTTAAGCATTGCTTGTGCAGCTCCAGTACCATTAGGGAACTGACCATACTCAACAGGGATACCTGTGAGAATGTCTTTTAGCCAGTCAGTAACGCTTTGAGCGATGTCTACCATGCCCCTCCAACTTTCTGTCCAAGAACTTTTGCGAACATTTGCTGCCATGCATTACCTCTAACACCTGCGCAACGGTCATACCAATGGTCACAGGCATTAGGAGCGTGCAGGGCATTTTGAAGCGTGCTGTGGTTGTGTGTTGAGTAGTACTGAATACGGGCATAAGCTGCTGCGTCTCCTGCGCCCCATTCAACGTAAGCAGCACTGCCAGTCTGACGAGTGGTGCCAGAGCCTTGTAGCGCTCCTGAGTCATAAGGAACATAAGTCTTACAGTCAGCTAGTACGTTTTCAGCAACGATTCCAAGGGCAGCTTCTACAGCGTTTGACACCTTGTCTTTGCAACGTTCAACATCAACGTCAACCACACGCATTCTCATCTGGCTTCTACCTCCACATGATGTGTCTCGTGGTGAGTGGAATAAGGGTTTACAGAGCGCACCATACGCGCTTCTGATACTGGCTTCTCCTCGGAGCTAATGCCACGAATAACGAAATCACCAGCCTTAAGACCTGGGTCTCTGAAGAACCACACTTTAAGCACATTGGCATTCTGTGGTCCTACGGTTGAAGCAGTATTAGCGAGTTTCTCTTCAACGTGTACACCTTGATAGATAGATCGCGTGAACCCCTTATCCTGCTTGTGCCAGACGGTGACAGTATCCCAAGCAATCATCGGATACCCCTCCAAAGAAGACCTGTACCAGCTAAGAAGGGATACACGCAGGAGAGGTCAGAGACGCTTGCTTGAGCGTCTGTGTAGGTGTAAGACACACTACCGACGCTCTCACTCTTAACCATTCCACGTGTGTCTTTGCCAGCTACTCTGTCGCATAGTGCACAGAGGGCAAGAAGCCACTTCTCGTTGTACTTCTCAGGGACCTCTTCACCAGTCATCGAGACAAGCAGTGCTTGAGCCTTGACGAGGGGAGCGTCTAGCTCACCCTCGCCAAGAGAGCCTTTATACGTGTTGCGGTAGAAGTCGTATGTAAGGCTTGGGGTTGCCATTAAGCAGCCTTAGGCTTCAAGACACCAGCAGCCTTAGTTGCCTTCAGAGCAACGCTACAGACAAACTCAACATCAACGCTCTTGACAGCACCTGGAGTGGTCCAGTCAGGAAGCGCAACGGTGAATGCGTTGTCACCCTTGAGGGTGATACCGTGGAAGCCGTCCATGCCAAGGCAAGCAGCATAGATAGAGCCGTCAGTGATAGAGCCGTCACGGACCTCATGGATAGCAATACCGTTGTAAGCCTTGACAACGTTGCCAGCGGTCTCCTTGGACTCAGTGCCAAGACCAACAACACGCAGAAGTGCGTTCAGCTTGGTGTACTGAGCTGCGTTCATCATGAGTACGTCAGGGGTACGCATGAGGTTGGAGAGCATGGTGTCAAGCTCCTCAAGGTAAGCAAGAGCAGCTTCCTTAGTGGTGACCTTGACATCAGTCTTAGAGGTCATCTCAGTAGAGGTGGTCTTCAGAGCAGCTGCAAGACCGTCAAAGCCATTTGCGTCCTTGGTAGGAGCAAAGATACTAGCGTTGAACTTGCGAGAGACTGCGTCCTTAGCCTGCTCCAGATACATCTCGTAGAGGTCATCTGCAGCAGCCTTGGCAACACGATCCATCTGGAATGTAGAGCCAAGAATACCAAGGGTGGTAGTCTTCTTCTCAACAGTTGGCTCAGATGCGACTGGCTCAGCACCAAGTGCACGGAATGCAGCGGAAGATGGGGTCTTTACGCGCTTATAGCCGTAGACAAGGTCAGAAGTGCCAGAAGCGTTCATGCAGTCATCAAAGGTGAGTGCACCGAGCAGATAGTTGTCAGTGACAAGCTCATTGATGAAGCCCTGTGTGAGCTTATCGCCAGAGTTGGTTGCAAGGGTAGCGAGGTTAATCATTAGTGTCCAAGTCCTTCCTTAATGTTGCGAGCAATGCCAGAAGAGCTTCCGGCGGGCTTGCCGGTAGTGTTTACGCTCTTTGGCTCAGACTGGAAGAGGTAAGGCTTAGCTTCTTTCAGCTTAGCAACGTCACCCTCTAGAGCAGCCAGAGCAGCTCTACCAAGCTCCAAGTCAATGCAGCCAGCAGAAGTAAGCTGTGCTTCAACTTCTGCCTTCTCCTTAGCTTCCTGTGAGTCTTTGAGCTGCTTCTCAATAGCAGAGATACGCTCATCAGAAGAAGCCATAGACTTCTTCGACTCTGCGAGCTCTGCTTCCAGCTCTTTAATGCGCTTCTCACGATTAGCCAAGTCACGCTCTAGCTTGTGGGTGTTGACGTTTGCGCTTGTGTCCTCGCTTGTAGCAGAGTCATGGGAAGATGCTTCCTCTTCTGCTACTTGGTCCTGGGACTGGTTTTCCTGCGTAGAGTCCTGGGTGTCAGAGTCTTTCTTTTCCTCTGTGACCTCGTCTGGTGCAGGAGATCCATTACGATGCATAGACCAAATCCTTTCAGTCAATCGCAGGTCCTTTTCCTGCGCTGAAAGAATTGTCTGTGAGTGTTAACAGCTAAAAGAAAACCCCGCTTATGGCGGGGTTAGGAGTTAAGCTTTTATTTTTCTAGCAATGGAGTAAGTTCTTGTTCAGCCTTTTTAGTAGGACCATCCCAAGTGAAATACTCAGGATATCTTTTAAAATATTTCCTCTTGCGTATAAGAGCAATTTGCTCATCATTTGGAAGTCCCATTAGAATTGCTAAATCTTTTAATCTTGTGAGCTTATCCCCATACTTTTTTAACAACCTAACATGTTCACGAGCATAAGAGTTGCTACCCCTCATTAAAGAATCAAAAGAGATATCAAGTGAGTCACAAAGCATATCGAAGTCAATTACCATGAGAGAGCCTCCCTTACAACAATATCAGCGATTTTGTTCTTACCAAATCCATTAACTGCAACAAATCTTAGTGACTCAGCGAGGAGCTCTGACCCCGCGTCATCTTCTAATTCATTATAACTCTTCATGTATGGTGACATGCTCATTAAGTGCTTTAAATCACTATTTTTACTAAATTGGATTCTACCCAACAAGTCATCGTAGAGGACAGGAACTTTAGAATTTATAAAAGCTTGTTTAAGTTTTTGATTCAATTTTGATTTTTGAAGATGATCCGTTTCTCCACTTCTAAAATCAAGTATTGCATCTATCTCTTTATCCCATTCTTCCATTGTAGATAGATTCCACTCTTTTGTGTGAGCTATCTCATGAAAAATAACTTGGATGCATTCATCTACTTTCTTCTTAAATAAAGAATCAGATACTTCAATAACAGCTGCGCCATCTCTACGAGATGCCTGGGCGAGTACGCCATACTCAAGACTGTTGTTTAACTTGAAGGTCAGGGGCTGTTTAATGCTATCGCCCATAAAGTTAAAAGCTTGCTCAGACGCAACAGCAATTTGCTTTTGTATGTTTAGCGGGAAATCGTTCTGAGAAAAGTCAATGTTTACCTGTGTTCTCTCTTTGAATATGCCAGGAACATTTACGTCTTTGCCAGAATAAGCTTCCATAAGCTCTTTTGTATCCTCAAAAGAGCCTTTAAAGCTTATGTTTTTAGATTGTCTAGCAAGAATCGGACGAGTCTTCAACGCCCTAGGCTGCTTGCTAACTGCCCAGGCACGCTCTCGCTCATAGTCACGGCGCAGATGATTGTCATGTGTGAACTGGCGCAGCTTGTCTTGCAGCTCACCAAGTCTAATGCGCTGCTTTACTGCGTCTGCTCTCACCTCTTGAAGGTAAGAGACCTCTCTTTTCTGGCTTCTAATGAGACGCTCATATCTACGCTGTTTCTGCGTTACTGCGTAGTACTCATCACTTGTCATACCTGTGATGCGCTCTTGCTCTGAGTAGTCCATATCTGGCAGCTCGGAGTATCCAGGAACATACGGTGTCATGTAGTGGTAGCAGTTAGCTCCACAGAGACCTGTAACGGTGCCGTATCCGGTTGACTCAACGAGCGGTGGATACTCAGTACTTCTACCGCTCCTGGAATACACTTTGCCTTGCCATTCAGCATGGCTTGGACGCGCTCCAAAGTGAGCGTCAACAAAGACTAAATCCCATTCCCACTCGTCCATACGCTGCATGAGTAGGCGGTTTCTTGCTTGGTTAGCCTGGGAGACAATGTGGCGTCTTAAGGCTGCGTCAATCGTTGTCTTAGTACCACTGATGTAGTCGATAGTCTCAAGCCCTGAGTTAGCAAGTCGTGTAACTCCACGCTCCATAACCGCTCGTGTTGGTTCTCCCGCTTGATGACGAGCGATTGCTTCTGCAGTTACGTCATACCAAAGTGCTGCTTGGTCTTTAGCAAGAGCGATGTTTTGACGCTCAAGGACCTCATTCATGCCCTGTGCTGTCTGAGCAGCGATAATAGTTGCTAGATTGGTCATGTGACGGCGTGAGCCCATCGCTCGCACGAACTGCCCTACAAGTGCGTCATCAGTCTTTTTAAGAGCTTCCTTCAAGACTTCGCGTGTCTGCTTGTCGATGGCTGGGCGGTATTTGTAGTAGATCGCCAGAGCTTCCTCACGAGAGAGTCTAGAGAGACGCTCAAAGTCTGCAATCTCTCTACCTCTGATGACTGCGCCATTCGTGCGTACTACCTCATCAAGCAGGTTGAGAAAGAAGTAGGAGAGTTCCTGTACATAAGCAGACTGTGCGCCTCCTACGAGACGCACAGCGATTTCTTCAGTCGGTTTCACGATTACTCACCAAGGTCTGCGTCAAGCAAGACTCCGCCAGTCTCGCTGGTAAATGCCTTTGCGTCTTCCTCACTCATGCCTTGGTACTTAACAAGGTACTTCCACTTAGGACAGAGACCACGTGCAATGTCATCCTTCATCATGTCTCGGTCTGCTTTATCGTCTGAAATGACTGAGTCATCCCACAGAATGTCAACGGGCACAGGCTCGTCTACCTTGTAGCCATTCATGGCGCACTCTGCAGCAAACGCACCCTGGACAAGATCTCTTACCGAGTTCTCAATGGAGTGCTCATGCTTTCTGATGGTTCTAATAAGCGTTGCGTTAGTGCTGACAACCTCTGTTGCCGTCTTGAGTCCTTGTCCTAATGTGAATGACCAATAGCCTGCACCAAAGCCAGTTCTAAAGCCCAGCACAGCAAGAGCATTGTTGAATGCGGTAACCATGTCATCAATGTGCGTGTCAGGGTTGTAGACCGTCATAGGAGACTCTGCGCTAATACCAGCAGAGATTGGTGCAAACATAATCTGGTCCATGGTGTTGACAAACTTAGCCTTTCCTTTGCTGTCACGCACAATGGCTTGCTCGTCTACGACCATTTTTGGCAGCGATACTCTTACCTGCCAATACATCTGATTGAATGCTTCGTCTACCAGTCTGCAGGAGTCGCAGATATCCTCAATGACAGATGCTCCCAGCGGTGTGAGCTCGTCATGAGCGTTGTACTTAGCAGGCTTTACAAGCGCATAGGTTGGTAGTGGTTGCTTAGTGTCAACAAAGCCTGTAATGCCTTCAACCTCAACAGGGTTAATGCGGTTCTGCGAGTTAAAGAGCAGCGTCTCCACCACGTGAGACTGTGTCTCTTGATTGAAATATCTAAGTTGCAGCTGGTCATACATCTTGGAGTTAACAGTTACCTTGGAGATGAATGCGCAGCCATCACCTAGAAGCGGGATAATCTGCCATGCCTTCATGGAGTCAATGCTGGTGGAGACGTTGCCCTCGTAGCCGTGGAAGTTAGCTACCCACGCGCCAACACCCAGGGCAAAGACAGTGCTGATGAACTCTGCTTGCTCATCAACAAAGTTAGGGATAGTGCGCTCGAGCCAATCATTTACTGCATCTTCAGAACTTGAAAGGATTGTGCCTTCATTCATGACAAGGCTTGGAATCTCACTTGCAACCATAGAAGCTGGACTGATAGAGAGCCTGTCATACGAATCAGCACCATTGTTGATGATGTAAGGCTGCTTGTAGTACTCATTATCATGCGTAAACCAGCCCCACCAAAGCTGCTGGAACTTATCCATTGAAGTGTCCGGTGTAAAGCCACGCTTCTTCAGATATCCGAGTGCCCATTCTGGCTTTTGAATAGTAATCTTTGACAAGGTGAGACCCCTTCTCTTTACGTCAAGCTTCTGTCATTGATAAGCGTCATACACGCATAACGCACAGCGTCGATAGTGTGGTTATCAGCATCTGGCAACTGCCCTGTGAGCTGGTTGTCCTTTGTCATCACATATGAGTAATTGCTAAACTCACGCGCTGCAGTTGTGCAGCTGGAGTCAATCACAATCTTTGCGCGGTACTGCAGCCACTTGATTGAGTTGTGGATGTTGTGCGCTCCTGTCTTGAGTGCACCACGAGCGTTAATGCCATTAGCTTTGAAATCAGCGATACTCTTTGGCTCTGCTGAGTCGCACCATACTGTTGCATATGGTTCAGCGTCTTCAATAACGTCTTCACCGTCTTTGAGCGCATTGCCCAGTTTCTCGCTTACGAGCTCAGCGGTATCTTGGTTTGAGAGTCCACACTTGACGAACTCGTCCAGGATGTAGAGTGTGCGAGTCTTTGCATCGTAAGCAATTTTTACCCATGCGAACGGATCTTGTGAGAAGCCCCAGTCAACGCCATAGTAGTGATACTCAAGCTCTTTGCGCTCATCGTGCGTGATGTCTCGCACCTCAACACGAGTGAAGACTTCGGAGCCAAAGCCTACTTGCTCGCCAAGCCACTCATGGCGATACGCTTCCTCATCAAGTTCCTTAAGTGCTTCAGCGTCTTTGCGCACCTGCTCCGGTATCCACTCATGTGGCACATCGAGGTAGCTTGACTCAATGACGCGCTCCGGGTGTGTTGAGAGCATGGTAGAGACGTGCTCATTCACCCAAGCATCGCGGGAGCGTGGCGGGTTGTGGTCGAAGAAGCGGAAGTACACAGAGCCTTCTGGAGCGTCACGAGTGACAGACTGCATAACAGTTCTGAGCTCTCCCCAGCCGTTGAACTGGTCTACCTCAGAGAACCACTGATAGGCGTAGTACGTGCCATTCGGTGCCTTGATTGCCTTGGTCTTCTGTGTATGGTCACCACCTCTGAAGGTAATGACTTGACCAGTTGCGGGGCGTGTGAGCTTGTAAGGGCTCTTAGAAGCTCTCCACTCATCACGGATGTTCAGCTTGTCAATCGCCCAGAGCATTTGCTCAAATACACCGTCACCAATGTCTTTGCCAATTTTTGGCATGATGAAGGCTGAGCGGTCCTTGTGCTCCATAAGCCCTTGCATGATCTCTAAAGAGACTGTGGAGCTCTTCAAAGAAAAACGCCCTCCCCTTAGCCACCATTCACCTCCTGCGTCTTGTGCGATTGCACGGTGCAAGGAGAGAAACGGTGGTGCTAAGAGAAGGGCGAAGTCTGCCACGAATGGCTTCTCTTCTTCTTCCACATCTTCTGGAATTGCGTCAAGTAGCGTCCTGCCAATGGAAGAGATAGCAGTGACTGCAGTCTGATTCACGCCTGAGTCTGCAATAGACTCTTGCGCCATTGCGAACGTCTTACCCATGCCATTTAGTACCTGGGCACGGGTGATGGTAACTTTCTTTGAAGCTCTCTCTTGGAGGTCTTGAAGCCTTGCTTTTATCTTGCTGTCAGCTTCAAGCCTGCAAGCAGCTTGGTCAACAGTATCTGGCTTCCACTTTGAGCGATGAGGATAAGCTTCCAGCATTGCCTGTCGCTGGCTCTTGCCAGCAACTCTTGCGAGCACATACTTTTCATGGTTTGCGTTTGTGAGTGGTTGCGTCTTCAATGCGTCTGACCTTTGCTTTTCGCTCCTTCTTCCTCTTCATCTTAAAGGCAAGCTGACGCTCCAAATTCTGCTTGCGCTCAAGCTCCTGTGTGTGCTTCCTCAAGTACTCACGCTCATCAAGCGCACACTCCTTGCAAAGCCCCCAACGCTTAGCATCCTCTGCATCAATCCACACAGGATGCTGTCCGCACTTCTGACATAAAGGCACAATGCCTTCTGTTCGGTATCTTCCATAGCGGTAGCGCACCATGATGATTGCTTGCACTGAATGCGTTGGAATAAGCTCGTGGAGTTCCTTGGCAGTCATGGAAGGATTGCGCCAGAGTGTCTCAAGCTCTGACCAAGTCCAGGACTGGTATGTTCGTCTCCCTCTTTTAGAAGATGATGAAAGAGATGAAACATTTATTTCATCTTGTTTTCTACGCTTGCTCATTGAGCTTCTCCCTTTGTGTAAAGAGTCTGTACGCATGGTTGCAAACCATCTGTGGCTCACGTTGGAGCTTCTTGGAGAGTGTCTCTAGAATTGCAACAATAAGCGCGTCTTCCTTCTCACTCCAGATTCTGTGAGAGCGTGTGAGACTTGTTGTGCTCTTGAGTCCACGAGACCTCGCAAACACTTTGATGTCAGTGATTGAGCGATTAGGCATAAGGCGTTTAAAGCCTGACCAAGTTGGACCATGCTTCGGTACTTCTCGCTCAATGATTGCAATCTCTTTAGCTGTGAAGGGGGAGTGATCTAGTTCTTCATAGCTGCGTCTGAATCCGTTCACTTAATCTCTCCTTTCTCATAAAGAAAGCGAGTCATTTCTACTCGCTCTCTTAGTTCCATCTTTTTTAGTTCTCGCTCCGATACGTTTGGAGCGTGTGCGTTTCGCTTAAATATCGCTTTATCGCTATCTGAGAGACACGCTAAGGCGCAAACTCTCTTATCATCAATAACTCCAGCCAAGGCACATGTAGAAGCGCACTCAGAGCCTGTGAATGGGCATAGAAGATATTTGACCTGTTTAGGCAATAGAAACACCTCCATTCTGTAGGAAATAGGAATAAGCACCCTTTAACTTGGCGGGCACTAAAATGCCAGTTCTACCTGCTTTGTTCTTAACTGTGTGCAGTGCTACCTCTTTGAATTGAGGAGTATCAATCTCACCTTTTGTGAGGATGAGTGCTGCCCAGGATGCGTAACCCACAACTCCAGAGCCACGAAACCAGTCCAAAGACGGTTCATCTTTAGCGTCTAACTTCTTCAGACTGGAAAGCACAAGAAAAGGTATTTGCGTGTCAAAGGCAAGCATCTGTAGGTTGGTAGCAACTTGAGATACTCGTGTGTACTCTTGCTTGTCGATGTCTGGAGTGCCCGTCTGATACTGCTGAATGTAGTCAACGATGACGAGGTCTGGCTTATCTCCGTCTGCCATGACGGTGCGCACGATCTCTTCAATTCTTGTTGTGGTTGCTACGTTGTCAATGATTGCTAAGTTCGGTGCGACCATATCCTCATAGATGGCAGCGTCAGCAAGTACGGTATTAGAGTGCCTAGCATTGAACGCATACGCTGAGAGGTTTTGTAGTCCTTCTGGCAGCTGCAACTCGTTGCCTGGACCCTTAATGACTGTTGACCACTCAAAGGGAACAACCGTGAGCCCTTGACGCTTGAGCCCTTGATTCTTCACAGACCAGCAACTCATGGAACGGGCTGTGATATTGCCCCATGTGTCATCGAGTGTGAAGTAGATAACGCGCTTTCCATCTTGTGCCACTTCCGTTGCAATATGTACTGCAAGGCTTGATTTACCCGCAGAAGCTACACCACCAAGTATGGTGAGTCCTGGCATGAGACCGCCTGAGAGCGCATCATCTGCGATAGTGTGCGTCTTAAGTGGCTCTTTAGCTGCAAGATAGCACTCAACCCCCCAGCCATATTTTGGTCGGTTTAGCTGGCGCAAATATTCAAACGTCATGCGCCATCACCAGCTACTGGCTTATGTGATTCTCTATACAAGTGCCATTCCCAGTCAATGCTTCTTGCTTTTGACTGTTCGATATTGTCGAGTGCTTCTTGAATACCTTGTCTAAAGATTTCCTCTTGTGCGTCAAACTCAGCTTGTGGGACTTCTATTGCGTCTTCTCGTGGTTGTACATCTTCAGTACGCAAGTAATGAGCTTCTGTTGTCATCTGACCCGCTTCCGTCGTAGCGTCAGCGGAGACGTAGGAAGCGGGGGAGGAAAGGTCGCTTTTAGAGCTTTCCTCCCTCTGATACTCTGTATCTGATGTGTACCCTTTTCCTCTTGATTTTGGGTACACCCCTGTACCCTTTTTCTCTTGGAAATGGGTACACCCTGTACCCATTTTTGGGTACACCTCATCAGCCAGCCACCAAAATGTGCGCTTAGGAGTTTTACCGTCTTTTGCACTTTCGACTGTGACAAAGTACTCGCGTTCTTCGCAATACTCTAGGAACTGTTGAGCTTTCTTTGGACTGTATCCACAAGCCTTAGCGATTGTGCGAACTCCAAGTCTGAAATATGGGACTTTAGCTTCTCTGATTTGTGAGTAACAGAAGAGGAGCATGGTTGCCCTTGCTCCTCTTGTCTTGTCACTGAAGTTCTCAATGATGCGTCCGAGATGGCACGCAGCTGTTGTGTCCAGCTTCGCCCATCCGAGACCATCTGTGTAATCAGCCACGTGCCACCTCCTCTCTTACCTCATGGCTTTTAGAATGGAATATCCTCGTCTGCGAGCTCAATGGCAGGTGCAGGAGCGTCAATGACTGTATTAGCTGCATTAGCACGTGCTTCTGCGACTCCGTCTGCTTCGTATGGCTCAGCGTATTTCTGGTCAAAGTTGCCATCTGCAGCATCTTTGCCTGGGATGAATGCGTTGACATCAACTGCTGTCTTAACCTTGCCCTCGCTGTTGACGTAAGAGCGATGACGGATGACAACTCCGAGGAGTTTACCAACAAGTGTCTGCTCTGCGTCATCCTTGTCCTCGTAAACGAAAGCCTTGGCACCCTTGCCTTGAGCGGTGTTTTCAACTGCTTCAGTGAGAGCCTTGTAACGCTGCTTACCAAACTCAGAATTGCCTGTGAAGTAGATACGGAATGAGTGTCTCCAGTCATTGGAGGTGTCTGCAAGATCCTGTGCGAAAAGAAATGACTTAGTCTCGCCGTTCCAGATGTCATAGACGAACTCAAGGTATGGCTTCTTCTCGTCTGTGTGGTCCTTAACACGTACAATCTTTGCAACGTATCCGCCAGGCTCAAGCATAGAAGAACCGCCACCGTTAGATGCAACTACCTTGTCAAAGTTACCGAATGCTTTCATGATTTTTCTCCTTAGATAGTGAATTAAATAAATTAGGGAATTAAGCGAGTGGCTTCATATCCCAATAAGAACGAATAGTGCTGTCAACCTCTTTGAGGTCATTGTCAATTACCAGGTCATCGAACATTCCCATTGGGGATTTGGCTGGCGTTGAGCCGTCTGTCTGCGTGATGAAGTGATAGCCTGTGTCATCACGCTCTGTGATGAGTACGATTGGAAACATTCCCTCAATACAGAGTTGATTGTCGAGCATTTTGCCAATAGTTTTTGGCTTTAATCTTCCCGCATCGTCATAATCAGGATGCATAAAGAAGTAAACGATTGTGTCATCGTTTGTGTTATTAGCAGCTTCCAATAATTGCTCAAAGTCAACTGCCATTGACGTAAACTTGTCATAGCCTTTCTCGTTTGCCTTAGCAAAGCTTTGGAATGCCATGAGGTAGTTCGCATCATCGACTACATACGCTTTAAGCTTGTTAGCCTTGAGAGACTGCTTCATTTGAGCGTAGGTTGGATGGTCTACTTTGCTCATCTTGCCACGGAAGGGAAGTGGCTTTCCTGCCACGTTGAAAATGCCAATTTCGCTAGGCTTAAAGTTTCTGAGACTGGTTGACTTACCTGTGCCAGAGTGTCCTAGCACAAGAACTGATACTCCCATGATCTACTCCTTTCTTAAAACTTGTATTCTTTCTCCGGATGACCCGCTTCGTGGTATTTGCCATGAAGTCCGTTAGCTCTAACGCACTCCATGAAGTCCTTCATGTTTGACTCATAGACGCAGACATATTCGTGGTAAAACTCAATGTATTCTGTGCCAGGAGCTGTTGTGTGCTTCATGGTTGGTCTTCTCTGATAGAAGTCCCATGCAGCCGTATAGACTGCATGGAATTGAGCAGGTGTGTAGGTGTAGAGCCCAAAGCAGACCGAGTCGAAGTCGATGCGCCATATTCTTATGAGTCGCACATCTTCTGCGTTAGGTTCAACGTACTTAGTCGACTCTATTGGCTTCACTTTGCTCAGCTTCTTCATCTAACGTAAAGCCAATATTTGCTTCTTCCTTGGTTTGGTAATACCTGGATGCATGGTTGCAGTAAGGGCATCTGATACGCCAGCCATGCTCATCGTGCTCAAGGTCAAAGGCAGTGCTGCCCCAGCCTTCATTGAGACATCGCGGGCAAATCATTAGTACCGCTCCATGTAACAACCTTTGAAACGTCTCCACTCAAGAATCAAGCCAATCGCATTAGCTTTTCGTGCTGCGTCATATCCGAGTGAGATGCCCTCGTCCTTTGCGACTGCCTTGATTTCCTTCATCGTCATCTTTTCGAGACGCTCTCTGTCTTCTGCTTCTTTAGTGTTCATTACTGCTCCTTTCTGACAAACCTGCTTGTGAGGATGAATGTGAGCGCAACCGTTCCAACTCCAGCTGCAACCGCAATGGCTGCGTCATCACCTGTTGCTGGCAAAGCTACTTTCTTAGCCTTCTTTACCTTCTTCACTGGCTTTGCTGGCTCGGGCTTTGGCTCTGGGTCTGTATCCTGTGGTGTTGGCACTGGCTCGGGTGTAGGTGTTGGAGTTGGTGGTGTCTCGGGTTCTGGCTGTGGCTCGGGCGTTGCTGGCTCGGTTGGTCGGTTATCACCGTTGCCGTTACCGCCAGAATCTGCTGCCACATAGGTCCACACGCTAGAAGCTTGCTTCTCTGCTGAGTAGAGCGTAATGGAGTTCTTAATACGTGGGTTCTTGGTTGTGCGGTAGATGAGGAAGTACTGCTCACCGTTTGCCATTGCGTTGTGGAGGTTCAGAGTGAAGGTAGAGCCATTGATAGTTGGCTCGTCAATCTGGACTGGCTGCCAGCCATAAGAGTCATCGATTGCACCATATTCGTCCATGTGGACGCGGTAAAGCTTGAATGAGCCAGGAACATAAGAGCCAGCTTCAATGCTGTCTTCCAGGATGACATTGGTAAGGTTCATCTGGTTGACGTTCAGACGCACTTTCCATTCAATGGTGTCAGCGTCTGTGTCAGCAACGCCCCACTTAGCAATGACCTCGCCTGTGAGGACGTTTGGACGCTCAGTGTGAATTGTGAAGCTTGCAACTTGACCAGTAGAGGTCTGAACGATTCTCAACTCCTCATGATCTAGTCCGTTATCCTCACCAATCCATGTTGCTAGCCATATTGAACCCTTGATGTTGTCTTTGCCTTCAACGTAGTTGGTAAAGGTGACGTGACATGTCTGAGTGAGCGGGTTAATCTCTGCAACTGCGCAGACTTCTCCGTCTGGCGTGTAAAGGTTGAAACTTGTTGCTGCGTCATCTGGGAAGCGCAGGAAGGTTGGAAGCTCAATGTCGAATGAATCGCCGTTGTGGAGTTCCTGTCCTGTGGCATCCCAGTTAATATTCATGTAGAACTTCGAGTGCAAGCCAACTGAGTTGACTGGCTGCTTCTCTAAGTTGGTTACTTGGAAGCTCGTGAGCTGGACTGGTACCGTCTGAGCTTGTGCGATGCCTGGAATAAAAACTAGGCACGCAAATACGCAAACAGCCAGCCATTGAAGAATCTTCTTCATGGTTAAAGCCTTTCTTTAGTTGTTAAAAAATAGGGGAATTTATGCGCTCATAACAAAAGCAATACCAGCGAGAATACAGAAAATTAGAACAATTGTGTCTTCAGCACCCATGCGAGTCTCCTTTCTATTTGGTTGTAAAAATAGGGAATAAAAATAAATCGGTATTTATTGCAGTAAATCGTGACTTCCTGCAATCATTGCTGCGAGCGTCTCTAGTGTCATTGTGACGTAGGTGTCACCGAACGTTTTCTCGCCTGTGCCTTTGCGCTTATGAACCACTACGCCAAATTCAGCGTCTGCGTTTCCTCGTTCTATCTCAGCTTCTTTGAGCCACTTTGGAAGCTCCATGCGTGTGCAGTTCTTGCACTCTACGACTACGGGAAGACCACGGAAGAACACTCCAGCTATATCTCCACGATCATGTATGCCTGCTGTGGTTCTGCGTTCAATACCAGCTCCTAGACGCGCTGCGAGGTACTCTGCGACTTGACGCTCAAATGCTGTGCCTTTCTGCTTTTGTTTACTCATTCTCGCACCACCCTTGCACCACAATTAGGGCAGTATTTTGGAGGTTCTGCCCATCCGTTGCAGCTGCGCTCCACGATAGCCTCGTGCCCGCACTTCTTGCACTCGAACCCAGACACGACACGAATCATGAATTCATCGTTGTTCGGAACCCCCACAACCTCGCATGTAGGATCGATAAGGTCGGCTAGACGGTTGAAAAAGTCTGAATATTTACAGCTATCATATGTACCAATAATGGTATCTACCTTCTCAAACGCTTCATCAGCAGAATCGCACCAATCACCAGCATTCTTTCCAGCTTCACGTAACAATTTAGCTACTTTTTCGCGGTTAATCATCGCTATCACCTTTCAACATATTGATTAGCCTATCAAGTTCAGCAAGGCATTCATCAAGTGACGAGATAACACGTTTAAGGACTATGGACTGGGCTTCGTGGAGTTCATCAAGTTCCTTAAATGTATCTTCAATCTCTTGCCTAGTTAGCATCGCTATCACCTAGACTTTCAAGCTGCTCAGCGATACGCCCTAATTCAACGTAAGGGTTAACGCCTATCGAAGTAGCTTCATCTTCTAAGACATGCTTAATGCGCTGCGCAAGTAACTTAACTGTTACAGGCTCTTTGTGAGTTAGATTATGCGGATATTTCTCTGTATAAGCTACTTCTGAACCGTTTGATAAAGTAATATTTGTATCCTCAAAGAGTGTTTTGTACCCTGTGACTTTATACTCTTCTCCGTTGTTATCATATACCACATCACCAATACGGATAACCTCGCCGTCTTTATCGACTGGCAACTCAATCATGTTGGACGTATCGCAAAGGTCAATAAAACGAGCTAGAAGTTTATTCATATCTTCTTCGTATGTTGTATTACCAGCCGAGCGATGACCCAAAAGAACCTCGTACAAAGAACCGCACACCGCGACACATTCGTTTGCCCTCTCAGCGATTTCTGCACGTTCTTGTTTAGTTAGCATCTTTATCAGCTCTTTCATTAAGATTGTTAATGGCTTTCTGTAACTCTTCGCGTAATTTAGCAATTGCAAGGGCTTTTACTTCATCATCTTTGCTAATTGGACAAAATTCTCCTAGTTCTACATCGTCTGTCTTGAGATCGTAAAAGTATTCAGGAGAACTCTCATCAGAGACAAATGTGTATAGAGAATCATCACTATCACTAGAGAATGTAAATACATAATCAAATATCTTTTCAGTACGTTCAATTGGTCTAGTAATATACCAACTCTTTTCTCCGCTGTATGCTTTAAGTGCCCATTCATACAAGCCGTCATCATCAAGGTTAAGCGCATTAGTAAGCACTTCAACGTCTGCTAGACCATAGTCCTCTTTGTAAAGCCTGTACGAATCAACAGCCACATATTTAACAGCTTTTGTCTCTTTCACTTCAAAGACTGGAGCGTTTTTGGCTTTTTCTTCAAGCTCTCTCTGAGCTTCTTCAGCTGCCTTGATGCGTGCTTCTTCAGCTTCACGAACACCGTTGCAATATGCAACTGCTTTGTCACGCTCATCTTCAGCTTGGAATAAGCATTTAAGTAGATACTCTTCAGCTGTCTTAGCGTTTCGACAATTCTTGTAATTAGGCATTCTCACCATCTCCAAGAAGTCCATAGATACGTTGTGGTAGCTGTCCTTGGTATGCGTCTGCTACCTTGTCAGCATCAACTCGAAGCGTGGTACCAAGCCAAGACTCAGCACTCTCACGTTTAACCATCTCGCAACCACCGGGCAGCTCACCGTCTTGTGTTGCACACTCAAGTACCTTGTCTGGATAGAGCGTGATAAGACGGGTCAAAGTGTCAATGCCAGAGTCACTTGTCATGATCCAGTCAACGAATTCAGCAACACTCTTAACCTGTGGTACAACCTCAACCTTTGGCTTTGAGAGCCTAGCTGATACTGTGCCAACCTTCTTGCCGTTGACTTTAAGGTCTAGCTTAGAGACTCCCATTTGTACGTAAAGGTTCTTAAGCTCGTCATCAAGCTGTGTGCGCAGATTGTCTGCTGCGTGTGCGTCAAGGTGCTCCTTGACCTTCTTTTGGAGTGCTGTTAGGAATGCAACTCTCTCAACTAACAGCTCACGTTCTTCTTTGTTCATCTTTCATCCTTTCTTAGCTTACCGAGTCAGTAAGCCATCTATCCATTTCTTCGCAGGTAATCATGTAGCCACGCTCTTGACCTGCTGGCTTAATAAACTTAAGTGCTCCTGCCTTGTGCTCGGCTCTCAGCATTGAGCCTGGAATACCAGAGTATTTAGATGTCTGAGCAATCGTGTATGCCAGCTGTGGGGGAAGTCCTGCAAGCACTGCAGCATTGAGTGAGCGAGAACCGTTGACAGTTCCTGTCTTCTCTGCAAGCTCACGTTGCGCTTCCGCAGAAGCAATCATGAACTTCTCAAACAGTTTTGCGAGCACGCTCACGTCTGCGGTAATCTCTTTCTGCTTCGTTGATGTCATCAATCCACCTCCAAACAGGAATGGTGATTGCTATATAGGGGAGAAGTCCAAAAACGCCACAAACTGAGAACGTGGCATAGATAAGAGCAAATAAGATTCCTGTCATAACTGAGCAAACATAAGCTCCAACGGCAATCTTCTTGATTTGAAGCGGTATACTCTTCATATGTTCACCTCCAGATGAACATCGCCCTTGCATTGGTCGGACAATGTGAGGGCAAACTTTTAATTACGATTTATTGCTACTAGATAGCGGGCACTGCCAGCTCCCCTGGTTTGTGTCATATCTAGCTATTCGGTTTACAAGGTACGTTGGAAGGCTGAAAACACTTATTTAACGTTAGTTAAACTAGCATTTCGACCGAAAAAAATACTCTCGTAACTACGGCTTAAAACAGCGCAGATACGTCTAGCCTGCATAACAGTTGCAATGGCTGGATTTTCTTCAATTTTTTTATAAGTTTGACGAGAAATACCCAGTTCATTAGCCATTTCCTGCATAGTAATACCAGCAGCTTTACGGGCTTCAAAAAGTGATTCATTTCGTCTCATGCTTAACACCTCCTCTCCAAGGCGTTTAATTTGGTTGTTTAGTATGCTAGATAAACTAGCATTGTATGTCAAGAGATTTTAACGTAAAATGTAAAAAATAATTAACGTCAGGAGGAAACCTCATGGCTATCAGGGAAAACATTATTAAGCTTCGCGAGATGAACCAGATTACTCAGGAACAGCTAGCTGAGATTGCTGGCGTCTCAAGAGGTGCTGTCTCTCAATGGGAGGGTGGATTCTCTGAGCCACGTATGGGAGCAATCCAGCGCATGGCTGACTACTTCAACATCTCTAAGAGCAACATCATTGAAGATAACGGAATGGATGTCTGCTATCGCTCAAGTATTCCAGGAGCTATGAAGGTAAGAGGATGTGAGGATACATATATTCCTCTATTGTCTTTTGGCAGGGTTCACGCTGGCTCTCTCACTGATGAGGAAGCAGCTGAGAAAACAATCAATGTCCCTTCTAGCGTTGCAAATAATCACCCTAATGCCTTCGCCCTTGAGGTCGAAGGTAATTGTATGAACCATGTTATTCCAGAAGGTGCTCATGTCTTAGTAGACCCGGATGTGTACCCCTCTAATGGATCCATCGTGGTTGCTGAGACAGAAGACTACCAAGCAATTATGAGACGTTGGTATAAAGGAAGTAAGAGCCTAATGCTTGTGGCTGATAGCTATGAAGAATTTGAAGATCTTATTTTTACTGATGACGAGCATCCAATCAAGGTTGTTGGTGTTGTTGTGTGGTACCAGTCAGCTAAAGAATTTGATTAGTTATATAAAGCTTGAAATAGTTATGAAAGGATTTTAGAAATGGCTGTTTATCAAGACAAAGCAAGAGACCGCATTAAAAAAGGCTTAAGGCGTATGACAACAATTGTCGAGAAAGGACGCGCTGAAGACTTCAAAGAAGCTGACACTCGAAAGATTGTCTCAGACATTCTGTGTGAGTATCTTGGCTGGGATAGATTTGACAATGTCACAGCAGAGCAAATGATTGGCTCACGCTTTGCAGATTATGTTGTTCGCACATCCGATGAAGAGGTATTTGTCGTTGAGGTTAAGCAGATTGGGCTTAAGCTCAAGGAAACACACCTTAATCAAGCGCGTCAATATGCTGTTGATGAAGGTATTGACTGGATTATTCTTACCAACGGTGATGACTGGCAGGTCTATCGCACTAAGCTTGAAGGCAAAATCCCTATAACAAAGCTGGTGTTTAGAGTTACCATCTCCGACAAGGAAACAGCTCCAGCGCAGAAAACAGAACTGCTTTACCTGCTTTCTGAAGAGGCACATCGCAAGAATGAGATTGATGATTATTACCAGAGACGTATTGCCCTCTCTGGAGAGAACCTTGCAGACCACATCATCTCAACTGAGGTCATTAATAAGCTGCGAGTTGCTATCAAGAACACCACAGGTCAGAACCTTAAAAATTCAGAGATTGCAGAAGCTCTTGTAGCACGCTTATTCTTGCCTGAAAAGGTTACAGATGACAGCCGTAAGGCAATCGCAAAAATGAAGAAAGATGAGCGTAAGAAGCCTGTAGCAAAGGCAAAAGCTGTGTCTGAGGAAGAGTAACAAAATAAAAAAGCCCTCTGAGTCCGCCAAGACAAATCAGAGGGCAACCTCCATCTCGTTAGGAAGGTATATATATTATGCCACGTAAACGCTCCTCATGGGGTTCAAATCAGTCAATGGGTCCTGGAAAACGTAGAATCCGCTATATGGCTGACACAGGAGACGGCAGAGGATTCACAAGACATTCTGAAACCGTCTATGGCACACGCAAACAAGCTGATGAAGTATTAGCGCAAAGACGCATAGAACACAGTTCAGATAAGCCTGTGCCGACACTCAGACAGGCTTTTGAAGCGTGGTATCTTCCAGAATTGCAAGAGCAATTAAAGACAGGTGAACTCTCTCAGAACTCATACAAGAATTATGTCAATAGATGGACAAGGCATATAGATCCTGTTTGGGGAAGTTTGCCAATCACAGCAATTAAACCTCTTGGAATCCAAGAGTGGTTGCTCACTATGACGCAGGGAATCGCCAAGACATCGCTTATGTTGCTGCGTAAAATCCTCGATAAGTGCGTCATGCTTGAATTGCTACCAGCAAACCCTGCAAACGTCACGTATAGAATGCCAAAACAGTCAAACAAGCGTGATACGGATGTTTACTCGCTTAGTGAACTTTGCGAAGTTCTAGAAGCTCTGCGTGGCTCTGTTGCATATATCCCAGCCATTCTCTGTGGTATTGGTTCATGCCGTGTTGGTGAGTCGTTGGGTGTAAGAACAGAGAACATCATGTCTTATGAATATGATGGCATGACGCTTGCCATTATTGACATTGATACACAAGTAGATAATAACGGAGAAGTACTAAACAAGCTAAAGACGTCACAAAGCAAGAGACCTATAGTCATCCCAGAGCCATGGTCAAAAGACATTCTCTCCATTGATACAGACTGGCTTACGGATAAAGGCTATGGAAAGCCAGTAAGTCAGCAGGTAGTGCGTTATGTATGGAATAGGCTTCTCAAAGAAAAGAATCTTAAATACATTCCATTTAGAAATCTGCGTAATTCTTGGCGCACTATCATGCGTTGGGAGTTGGGTATAGATTCTGACTATGTAGAGAAGATGATGGGTCACGCTGGAAAGGGCGTTGGTGAAATACACTATGATCGTCCGCAATGGAGACAGTTTGCGGATGTTGTAGGAGAAGCGTGGGTTAGATACATGGCAAAGAATAATTAATAGTTAGGACATTTTAGGACATAAACAGGTATTACATAGCATTTTACCTGGTCTTTTATTCTATCCCCAATACAGGTATAAAATACTTTACATTCAGTTTGAAAGGTTTGTA